GCCGCCTCTTTGTTTTTGTTAGCTCTTGCCATTTTGTACACTCCTGTTTAAAATGTTTATAATACCATTATAGCAGGAATGTGTTGTGCGTCAACCTGGTAAATCAGGCTAAAAAGTCGCGGTTTTATTGGCTTTTTTGTTCGTCCATCTTGCTCATTGCACGGGCAAGTCCGTATTTTGTGATATCTCCAGCGAAAAGCATCAGTTGTAGGGCCATTTTCTCCATTGTGACGATGATCTTTTTCTTGTCCACATAGTAGGGGCAGTCAACGAACTCGTCCAACCACAGGTATGTCTGTGGCGTGAATATGATCTTGTCGGGAAATTTGATGTCATAGGTCTTGATATCCAATTTTTCAATTATCTCAAGTCCGGGTTTGGTCAATCTCAACGATCGGGCCTGGTAACTCTCACGTACATTCTGCCACCAAGTGTAATAATTGGTTTTTATGCTCTCGTCGTGGATGGGTTGTTCCAACAGTTCAAGGAAGGTACGGGTGTATGCAGTCTTGCGATCCATACAATTAATTATCTTGAGAATTTGTCGCCGGTTTTTAAAAGGTAAACACCAAACTTGTCGGTGTTGTGTTGAGCATTTAATTTTTTAGCCAGGTTCTCAGCATGTCCAGGATTTGAGAATGAAACTTTCTTGTACTTGGGTCCTGGATAGTTTGCCACAAGACTAGAAGACTTGAGGTTTATGGGTTTGCCGTCGTAGAAAACCGCCCAGATGCCCTCGGCCGCTAGGACCTCGTCCATTTTGAAGGTGGTTTTATTGCTGTGTTGCAACAGCACTTTTGGCTTCGGTCTGCTCATAATTTTATATATATTTACCAGAAATTATAGTCGTTTATTTTTCTACCCGGTCTTGTGTTTGTAAATAATTCATGTCTAAAAACAAATACGACGCTATCGTGGTCACTGGTTGCTCGTATTCATGTGGCATGGAAATGAACGATCATTTATTGCCAAAATGGAAGAATGAAAATGAACGTTATCTCCATATTATTAAACATGTACGAGATAACAACTTAATAGACAAAAATGTTGATCTCACAAACATCAGAGAGGTAGCAGTTGGTATTTGGCAAGAGAAAGAAAGAGAACAAAGTTGGCCAACAATGCTGGAAAAAATTACAGGAATTCCAGTTTTCAATCTGGCAAAAATAGGAGCATCATTGGGTTATTCCTTTTTGACCTTCCAACAATTTTGCAAGGAGCACAGGAACAAATTTACTAACATGTGTGTGGTACATCAAATTCCTTACAAGGCCAGAATGTATTTAAAATTCAATAAAAAGATAGGCAGGGTTGCCATGCTTCCAAAATCCACCAATTTAAATTTTAGTAAAAAGTATTATGCAAATGAATTAGAAATGCTACATCAAACATACAAAAAAAGGATAAGCCATGAAACTTATATAGATAATTTTTTTAAAAAAATAACATATAAATTACATAGATTATCTGTGGTACACAACATTGATGAGTATTATTTTTTTTCCAATCCAGAATTGATCCCCGATTATTTACAAAACAAGATATTAATACGGAACTTAAAATCTTTCAGAAAAAATTATACCGAAGGTGCCATGCAACATCCTAATGATCCAAAATTTTCAATTGATGTTGCTGAAATTTGCAGGACTACTTTTTTGTAGAAAAATCGCCGCCGTCCATCTCAACATTGATTGTTTGTGCCTGTTGAGCAGTTTTAAGGGCATCAATAATTTCTTCTTGAATACCTGCAAGACGTGTCATCACTTGGCTTAAACTGTCTGCTAAACGATCTGCTTCAGCGGCCGGAATTATGATCTGTTTCTGTCCTTGCTGTCGCAGAGTCCTCACCCTACCCAAGAAATCTTCAATCGGACGTGTCTGTATTTTGGAATTCTTTGACTGCATTGTTTAATACCTGTTGCATTTCTAGTTTGGTTTTTATTGGTCCCCTGTGTGGGTATCTTGATAGTGTGATCATTTTTGGACAGTATGCCTTCCTCCATCCTTTTTCAAAACAGATTATGTAGTAACCTGCACAGAATTGACTTTTGCTTTTTGGTGTTTTTGTGTACACAGGCAACTGTTTCTGTACATCAAACATAGGGTTGTAAGGATGTTGGCTACATGGATAGCCATGCACCTCAAAATTGTCCGTTTGCACCTCATCTTGTATTCTTGGTGTGTTTGATTCAACGAAAATGTCCACACCAAATTTAGTGAACAGGCTCTCTGGGGTATGAAACACTTGTCTTGAATCTTTTTTTGAGAGAAAGATCCAACCATTATCGCTTTGTTTCTGCAGGGTGCCTAATTTTTGTCCGTTTTCTTCAACTATCCAAAATTTATCTTTTACAAGCGTCTTTGCTCTTACTGTCATGTATTCAACCTCGCATTAAAAGGCTCAACGTACAGTTGTGCCTGCTCACTAATCCTATTTAAATCGTACTTGCCACAGAACTTCATGAATCTGATTCCTACTTGGTCTATGCTTTTGGCCTCTGCCTTGGCCTGTGCAATCGTTTGATCAAGTTCTTCAACGATGGCTTCTGGTTGTGCGTGTAGATCCACTAGCAGTCTGTTTCTTTCGTAATCTTCTAACACCCTGTGTTCGTTACCGTCATGGTCGACCCACTTGCTCAACATGAGATTGTTCCAAGTGTATCCTTTCTCGTGTCTGTCTGCGAATGCTTCCTGCAGGCCGATCTTGTTCTTGGTACCTTTTGTACGAACGCCTGGATACGCTGAGAATATATTGTCTGATGGGTCACCCCTCATACTCTTCTCAAATACTATCCATTCCGTATCTGGTGCAGGTTTGGGTGCCTTTAATTTTTTGTCTACCACCGGATTGCCTTTTGCGTCGAACCATCCTTCGTGTGTGAGTGTGGTCTCATTCACACCATTATACTGTTTCACGTTAGGTGTTATCAATTGATTTAGATCCTTGTCTGTGCTGATTATGACATGATTGTTATCTGGATGATTATCTATCCATCTTGCTATGAGATCGTCTGCTTCTGCTCTTGGATTCCTTAATACTGTTGCGTTGGTCTTGGTCTTTATGAATTCCACAAAGTCGTCATAAACCTCCCAGAAGACCTCGTTCTCTTCCTTTTCCTGCTGAGTCATAGCGTCAGCCATTTCCTTACGGTTTCTCTTGTATGGTGCGTAGTGGTCTTTGCGCCATGATCGTCCCTCTAGACAGAATACGACATGCTTGCCTTCAAAGTCCTGCCAGGCCTTTTTGATGCTGTTCATCATGATGTGTATAGCCATGCCCACCTTCTCAGAGGTATCGCCTCTGATCACGTGTCTAGCCCTGAAGAATGTATTGGCTGTGTCTACTAGGATGTGTGTCATTACGACACCTCAGTTTTGCCGTCGTCTCTTCTATTGATCTGAACGTAGCCAGATCCAGTGACGTCTATGCCTTGCTCATTACCTATAGTTCTGCAAAGTGTCTGGAACCATCTATCTACAATCTCTTCCTCGGTCTGTCCTTGGTATCCAGACTGTTTCAACATGTTCACGAACTCGTCATTCCAATCTAGTTCAAAGAAACCGTTCCTTGGATTCTCAGGATTCACATTCAAGTTCAACACCTTGACGATAGGTTCTTCACTTTTTTTAGACTTAGAACCTTTTGTGTTCTTTTTCTTTATAGTTGTATTTGTTGTTTTTTTAACCTTCATAATAGTATTATACCTTATTTTTACCTTTAAGTCTACCTATGTGCCCCATTGATTACCAAATAAATCCACATGCAATCTTGGAGTGTATTTGTATCCGTTCTTCATGGCCATGTCTGCCACTTGCGATGCTGTTTTTGCCTGTCCTTCCTGTGTGGCCCCCACGGCCATTAAATATATGTCTCCTGTGACGCCTGCCTGTGCGTATACCTCTCTGGCCGCATCCACTTCCTTTAGATCCTGCTCGTCCTGTACTACGAATTTGAAATATAAATGTGTGTTTGGTATAGATGCATACTGTCTGGCGACATCTGCTCGTATGG